CAAGTAGATACTATTGATACCAGATCTGGAACGTCTACCATGCAAATTGGTAGCACGAACACGTCCACTATTAACATAGGCGTTTCAGGAGATACGGTCAACATCCCATCAGGGGTGACGATCGCTAACGCTGGTACAGCTACTGGCTTTGGAGAATCTAACACTCCTGCTTTTTTAACTAAAATGTCATCAGTTCAAGCTATTGCAAATACAACTGATGTGACATTACAATTTAATTCAACATCAGATGGTTTTGATACTGACAGTGGATTTAACACTGGAACATATACCTATACAATTCCAAGTGGAAAAGGTGGTAAATATTTTATGTATTGTGGTGTGTATTTACATTCACAAGCGGATAATAAATTTGTCGCTTTAAAGTTTGTTACTACACACGGTATAAAAGGAGAGGTTTATACAGGTTCTATAAATGCAAACTTAGGAGTAACAGCGACAGCTCAGATGATACAAAATTTTAACGCAGGGGACACTATATATATGAGAATTTATCATGATTTTGGTGGGTCAAGAAATACATCAAGTGGAATACAAAACACATATTTTGGTGGCTTTAGGATTACAGCATCATGAGCACTTTAAAAGTAGATACAATACTCAAGCGTACAGGCACTGGCACGATAACCGTGGGCCAGTCAGGAGATACCATTAGCATTCCTTCAGGAGCTACGCTTTCTAACCAAGGCACAACAGTGCCAACAGCTTTCGGTAAAATAGGTCAAGTGGTTGAAGTAATTCATACCAGCAATAGTTTTACAACGTCAAATTCTTTTTCAGATTTATTTCAAATACAAATCACACCTAGTGCTACATCGAGCAAAGTATTGATTGCATTACTAGGTCAATACAATTTATACGGTAATGGAGCTTCTACTAGTGGAATAGGTCATGTTACTATTACAGATTCATCTGACAATCAACTTTCAACTACTTATTTAACCAATGTGTTTCCAAGTAATACTGGTCAAATGGACAGCTCAGTTTGTATATTTCATATTGCAACTCCAAGCTCAACATCTCAACAAACTTTTAAATGTAGATATAAAGCATCAAGTAGTGGACAAAGGTTGGGTTTAATGGGAGGATCTAGTAGGGAAAATGGAACAAGATTATTAGCACTGGAGATTTTAGCGTAATGAACAACGTAGATAAATTAAGTTATAGCATACAAAAATTACAGCCAAATTCAGAGTATGTTTTAAATATTAATGATGATACAGTTAATGAAGAAATTTTTAACTCAATAACATGGATTAGCGCTAACAATTTAAAGTGGTCTGAAGTTTTGGCTGAGATGGAGAAATTATAATGGCATTTGCAACGATAGACGTAACAAAAGGAATAACAGGAACAATCCCTGTAGCGAATGGTGGTACGGGCATAACGTCTGGAACCACAGATCAAGTTCTTAAATTTACAGGATCTACAACTCTCGCATCATCTGCTGTTCCTGATCCAAATTTAACAAGATTTTATGCAATGTTGAGTGTTGAACATGGAGTTACAAACAACACTATAACTAAAGTTCAATTAAATAATGTTGAAGTAGATAGTGCTAGTTTATGGGATAGTGGAAATCACAGATACACAATGAATACAGCAAATGCTGGAAGATATTATATTGGCGCTGTGGGCTCTATGAAAAATAGTGCAAATACTTCTACAAATATATTTTCTACAATTATAAGAAAGAATGGAAGTAATTTAAGCACAGGATATATTGATTGTAGAGATAATGACTTAGGTGGGTATATATCTACAGCTTGTAACACTATAGTAGATTTAGCCAATAATGATTATATTGAATTATTTATTTATCCTTATGTCGATAGTGTAAACGGATTGGGAGCAGGAGGTTCACCATCTGGGATGGACTCACATTTAGCAATTTTTAGATTGGCGGATTAATATGGGATACACAGGACCAGGTTTAGAGTTTGGAGCGTTTCAGAAGATTGATGATATATCATCAGGATTTAATGGTGGCGCTACACAATTTAATATACAAATAGGTGGCGAAGCAGCAGAAATAGCTAGTCTTAACCAATTGATTATTTCTATATCTGGCGTCATTCAGGAACCTAACAGTGCATTTACTTTTGGTAATACACGTAGTACAATAGCCTTCACAGGGCCACCTGCAGCCAATGATACATTCTTTGGTATCTTGCTAGGGAATAGTTTCGATGCAGGAACACCTGCAGATGCGAGTATCTCGTATGAAAAACTGACAACTATAAACGGAGTATATCGAAACGTGCAAACACTAACACAGAATTTGACATTAGCAGCAAGTGACAACGCACTTGTAGCTGGACCATTTACGGTACAATCTGGTTCAACCTTAACCGTACCATCAGGAGCAACGTTTGTTATCGTATGAGCACTATTGAAGTAAATAAAGTTACGCCTGTATCTGGAGGAACAAATTTACAAATTGGCGAGGCAGGTGACACAACAAATTTAAGTGCTGGAAGTGTAACACTACCAACAACTATCATCACTGGTCAAACTGAAAAGACGACACTTGTTGATGCCGATAAATTTTTAATTAGTGATTCTGCAGCTTCAGGTGCTTTTAAGTATGTGCAAAAATCTAATTTACCTAGTGGTACTTTAGTAGAAACAGGAAGTCTGTACTCATATACAGGTAATGGTGCTAATACAATGAATATTGATAATTGTTTTTCTTCTACTTACAATATGTATGTTATCAAATTTCAAATGTTACCAGGTGCAAATGCGGCTGGACTAACAATGAGAGCAAGAAATTCATCAGGATCTATGACTGGCTCTCATTACGATTATGTAAGTAGATCTCGCAGTACGGCTGGTACTGATGGAGAGCATAGAGGAACTGAACAAAATAAAATTATTTTATCAGATGCAGTAACTTCAAGAGAATACGATACGGGTGCTTGGGGTGAATTTTATGTTTGGATAAATAGTGATCAAGGTGATAGTGCTGCTTTTAGTTGCACAGGTACTTATGGAGTTATGACTTCTAATTCTGGTGGAGATACTAAAATTTACAAACATGTTTCACAATATCAACAAACAGTTACCAATGCAGGAGCATTGACAGGTATTCAATGGTATTGGGAAAGTGGTAACACAACACAATTTAATATTAAAGTTTATGGACTTGAAGGGAGCAACGCATAATGCCTAAAGTGTATGACAATATAGTTGGTTTAAGAGATATGACAACTGAAGAATTAGCTCAATACAATAAAGACCAAAAAGAATACCAAGATAATATTGTACCTAAAAAACTTGCTTACATAAAAGAATTAAGATTACAAAGACTAATTGAAACAGATTACCTTGCTAATTCTGATGTAACAATGCCAGACAACATTAAGACATGGCGTCAAAGTCTCAGAGACTTGCCACAAAACAACACAACAGAAACACAATACGATGCTTTACTAGCACGTGATGATGATGGTAATTTAACTAATGCAATATGGAGTAAACCGTAATGGTATCACAAATTAAAGTAAACGAAATCATCAAGCAGTCTGGATCGTCAATCACGATTGGTGAGTCAGGTGACACGATTACGTTGCCATCAACTGCTACACTTACTAATTTTCCAACTAACACTCCTTTAGTACAAGCAGGATTTTCTAGTGCTTCTCAATCTATTTCTTCTGGTGCAGACACGGAGATAGTCTATACGACAATAACAAAAGAAACACCAACTGGAAAATTTAGTACATCAACGGGTAGATTTACTCCAGGGGTGACAGGTTTTTATTATGTATCTGTTTTAGCAAGAATTAATGGTGGTAATAATTCTAGTGAATTTGGAAATTTGCAAATAAGACTTAATGGAGTTGCTTCAACAAATGGCACACAACAAGGTGCAACTTATAGAAGATATCAAGACACTGGTGATCACAACAGTTTTGAAGTTAGTTGTATTCTTGAGTTAACAAGTGTAACAGATTACATTTCTGCATTTATTTATCAAAATCAAGGTAGTAGTAAAACTTTAGAAGCTAACCACACGAACTTTTCAGCATATAGGTTAATAACATGACAAGTGAACTAAAAGTAGATAAGATTACACCAGCGTCAGGGACCAATACACAAATTGGTGAAGCAGGTGATACAACTAATCTTAGTGCTGGAACAGTAACACTACCTACAAGTATTATTACAGGTCAATCTGCTAAAACATCTTTAGCTGATGCTGACAAGTTTTTAATATCTGATAGTGCAGCTTCTGGTGCTTTTAAATCTGTTGAGAAACAATATTTACCTAGTGGTATATATAATTTAATTGCGGCAACAGACCTTCCATCTGAAGGTACATCTTTTACAATGGACAATGTTTTTAGTGATACATACGACAAATATTTAATTTTTGGTGAAAGATTTAGAACAGGAACAAACCAATCAAGGATAGATTTCTTTTTTAGAACTGGTGGCGCTTCTGGTAGTGACCAAGGTAGTAATTTAGGTGGTGCTTATTTAGGGTATAGACATAGTGCTAGTTATGTAAGTGGATCTATTGCTAACGGAGGAGCGGCTCCAATAGTAAGTAATGCTTATAACGACACACATTTTCATTTTATGATTAATGTATTTTATCCAACAACCACAGGAGTAAATACTGTTTTTCAAGGTAAGTCTACATTTAGAGAAGGTAGCACATCATATTCCGCTTTTACTGATTTTGGCTACATCAGTTTAAGCACAGAAGATCATACAGGTTTTAGAATTACAAGTAGTTCTGGTAACTTTAACTCTACAGCTTGTAGACTTACTGTTTATGGAATTACAAACGGAGCATAATAATGGTACAAAAAAATATTATATATGATGCACAAACAGGAAAGACAACTGTTGTAGATTATACAGCAGAGGAGCAAGCTGTTTATGATGATTACAATTCAACAGAAAAAGTAACAGCTAGAAAATTAGAACAAGTAAGAGAGATACGAAATCAAAAACTTTCTGAAACAGATTTCTATGCACTAGGAGATGTAACAATGAGCGATGAAATGAAAACCTGGCGTCAAACTTTACGGGACATTCCTGCCAATCACACAGATGAAGCAGCATATGATTTGCTTTTAGCAAGAGATGCTTCAGGCAACTTAACACACAGCGTATGGAGTAAACCGTAATGGCACTAACTAGACTAGGACTGAATCAATCAATAAATTTAGCGACTAACACTACAGGTACGCTTGCCGTAGCCAATGGTGGCACAGGTCTATCTTCTGGATTTATCAACGGCACAACAAACGTTGGTAAAGTTTTGCAAGTTCAACATACTAATTACAATACGCAAACTACTATTCAAGATCAAGGTTATCTAACAACTGGTTTAACTTGTGCAATTACACCAAGTGCTACAAACTCAAAAATATTTGGAATGTTTAAACTACAAGCTAGAGGTCATACTATTACAAATAACTATGAATGGGGTTATTCTTGTAAGGTAACTAGAAGTGGCGGTGCTACAGGTGATGCTTTTGAAGAAAAATCTGGTACTGGTCAAAGTTATTCTACTTATTTTATATCAAATGCTGGTAGTGTTAATACTAACGTATCAATGCACAGCTCATTTCAATTTTTAGATACAAGTCATAATACGACTTCAGCAATTACTTACACAGCTTTTGCTAAAACACAAAGTGGAAACCAAGCTGCAATATTTCAAAATGGCTCTTTTCCATCACAATTTAGTTTAATGGAGATTGCGGCATGAGTATAAAATTTTTAACAGCAGTGAGAAATATTAGACCAGAAACTTATTTATCTTTTGTTGGAGAAATTGAAACTGAAGAAGATTATAAAAAAGTTAATTGGAGTACAGGTATAGATGAAAATGGATTTTCTATTACAACTAACACTTGTCCACATAGCGAATTAACATGGACAGCCGTTAAGGCAGAGATGGACAAACTCTAAATGACCTTTGCCGCCGCATCATTCGGTGAGGCAGCATTCGCCTCACAATCAGAACAGCATATTAGTATTGCTGTAACAGGATTTAATAATACCGTATCACTAGGTGCAGTAACACCAGCAGGTATACAAAATCAAAACATATCGGTTAGCGGTTTCAACGTTGCATCTGCTCTAGGTAATCACTCTGTATCATCATCTGGTAACGTACAAATAGCTGTGTCTGGACAATCAGTGTCCTCGGCTCTCGGATCAGTAGGAGCAGGTGGTGCAGTAACTGTAAATGTAACAGGGCAGGCTATGAGCTCTGCACTGGGCACTGTTATTGCAAGTGATAAAACAATTGTACTATTATCTGGTTTAAGTGCTACAGCATCTCTTGGTGCAGTAACACCATTGCCAACATCAGTGGTAAATGTAACTGGTCAAGCAATGACTTCAACTGTTGGATCGGCAACAGCAGCAGCTAACGTAACTGTTGCACCAAATTCATTACTAGCTGGAATATCTGTAGGAACACCACAGGTAGATTTAAACGCTGATGTAAACGTTACTGGACTGTCAATGACAGCCTCTGTAAGTGATAGTGAAGCAGTTTACGCATGGACAGAAGTGGATGATAGTGCTACAATGGTCTGGCAGGAGGCAGCATAATGGTATCAACATATTCAACTAGACTAAAGATAGAGCTTATTGGATCAGGTGAACAAGCGAATGCTTGGGGTAACACCACCAATAATAACCTATCGCAGTCATTAGAACACTCTATTGCTGGTGTATACACGAAAAACTTAGGAGCTTCATCTAGCCCTTATACGCTAACCACGAACAACGGCCCACAAACACAGGCCAATAACGAAGCAAGACAAGCTGCAATCGTCTTCACAGGACATAGTTCAGATTTTATCATACAGTTTCCTGCTGTAGAAAAGATGTACTTCTTACGAAATGCAAGCTCATCGCATAAAATTACAGCTAGATTAGGTGGCGGTGGTAATACTTTTGTTATTAATCCTGGTCGTAATGTTTTTATAACTACGGACGGAACGAACTGGTATGAAATACAAACACAAGGTAGTGATTGGGTAACAAAAACAAGTACCTATACTGCTTTTGCAGGAGATAAAATATTTGCTAATACTAGTGGTGGAGCTTTTACAATTACTTTACCTGCTACAGCATCGGTAGGTGATGAGGTAAGATTTTTAGATTTAGCAAATAATTTTGATACCCACAATTTGACTGTGGGTAGAAATAGTCATAAAATAGACGGACAAACAAGCGATCTTACGGTAGCAACAGAGGGCGCAGCATTTGCGTTAGTATATTCTGGTGCAACTTATGGATGGAAACTACTGGAGAAATAATATGCCGACTTACGAATCAATTAGATATAAATTTTCAGGCACAGCTATTACAGGTGTTATGCTAGAATCAGAAAATTTAAACGACGTAGCTAACAAAGGAACATCAAGAACAAATTTAGGTGTTGAGATTGGCAGCGACGTACAAGCTTTTATATCTGCAACTGCAGGAACAAATGCTAACGGATCTAGAACTGTATCTACAAGTAGCCCAACAGGTGGCTCTGATGGAGATATCTGGTATAAGTACACGTAATGCATGACAGTATTTGTTAAAGATGGTGGTTCTTTTAGAGAGATTAGTGAGCTCTTTGTAAGAGACGGCACGTCCTATACAAACAAAACTATTACAAACGCTTATGTCTATCATAGTGGATCTTGGCGTGAAATTTATACATTATTTACAGCGACCAGTTATGTAATTTTATCTCCTGGTACAACTACTATTACAGTGCCATCATTAGCAAATGCAATACATATTGAGTATGCTGTAGCAGGTGGTGGTGGTGGTAACAGAGGACAAGATTATGATAAAGCAGGTGGTGAACAAGGAGGACCTGGTGGTGGCTCTGGTGCTTATGCTTCTGATTTAGTTTTTTCTGTTACAGGTGGTGAAACATTAACAGCTGTCGTAGGTGCTGCAGGATCTGCAGGATCAAACACTTACACTGGTGGTGGACCTGCAAGCGGCGGTACAACAAGTTTATCTGGTACATCTACAAATGCTATTTTTTCTTTAACAGGTGGAGGCTCTGGTACAGTTACAGGTGGAGGCGTTCAAGGACCTTTAGCTACTCTTACAGGTGGTACAGCTGGAACTGCAACAATTACCGCATCTAGGCTTACAACTGGCACAACGACAGGTGGTTTGAACATTACATCTTTTACGGGTGGTCCACTATCAGCTTTTAATCAAGCAGGTAATGGCGCTGCAGGTGCTAATGGTATAACATACGGTGGTGATAACTCTAACGGTCCTGGCGCTGCTGGCGCTGATTCTTACAACGGTAATATTTCAGGTGGCTCAGGTGGCGCTGCAGGTAACGGTGGCGGTTACGAATCTTCACAAATAGGCGGAGCAGGCACTAGAGGCTCTGGCGGCGGTGGTGGAGGAACAGAACAAGGAGCGCCTGGAGGTGCAGGTGGACCTGGTGAAATGAAATACAGATTTATAAGGATCGCATAATGCCTCTAACAAAATTAAACATAGCACCTGGTATCGATAAACAGGATACAGAATACGGCGCTGAAGGGCGTTGGATTGATTCTGATAATGTTAGATTTCATTATGGGTTACCACAAAAAGTAGGTGGCTGGCTAAAACTTATACAAGAGACATTAATTGGTGTAGCAAGAGATATACACACATGGACATCATTAGACGGTGTACGGTACACGGCTCTCGGAACAGATAGAAAATTATATTTATATTCTGAAGGTGTTGCTTATGACATCACACCTATAAGATTAGAGGCTGCTTTAACAAATCCATTTACG